AATAAGGCTAAGAAATGAAACTTAAAGACTTACCGCCACCCCATGTGCTAGCTGAGATGATTAAGAGTAGTGGTCTTGACTGGTATTTAATAGTCCGAAATGGGGAGTGTTATCTTGAGGCGGATAAATGAATACCCGCACTATTTCTTTTATGAAACAGTTAAACTGAATGGGTTAGCTATTAGCAGCCATCCAGTCTCTTTGTACTTAAACGTTAGCGTCTGCCCCGCTGTGGTCATTACAACACTTGTCCCTCCATGCATCACTACAGGCGTTACGGTTACATTACCCCCAGCATTGGACTCCAAGTAGAGTGTCTTTACCTGCCCATCCCCGCCAGCTGCTAACGTAACTGTGTCGGCACCAGTAGAGGCTATATTACTTTGCTGAGTTGTAACACTTGCAGCAAAAGACCCGCCACCTGATGCTGCTACATCGTCTGCCGCCTGGGCATCTAACACTGGTGCATACATATAAGTTAGTGAGGTATTATTTCCTATCTGTACCTCACCACCTGTAACATATGCGGTGTTCTGGATTAGCGTTTTACCGGGATCACCAGCTCCAGACCCACCATTAACAATTGCATGTCCACCACGGTTCGAGCCTATATATCCAGTACCACCCGTTAAAAATGCATTGCCACCAATACCGCCTGTAGATCCATTTAAGGCATACCCCGCAGTAATTGATACATCTCGCCCCGCTCCGACTACTTGCATTGGTGATGGCCTAATAGCGGGGATACTATCAAATCCTTGGAAGGGGTTAAATACTCTATTTAATGAGCCTTCATCGTTAACGATTGCAGAGGCCGCTAACATTGTTATGTAGTTCGTTTGAGATGCTGTTACAAGGTGTAAGTCTTCTGCGCTTCCTTGGTTTGCTTCACAGTACATTGATAATTGGTGGGCCAATGTTTCAATCCTGACCCCGCCAGCTGTATTTTCTTGTATCACCAAACCTTGACCCATCCAGTTATTACTGGCTGAGCCTCCATTATCCATGATTCTGAGACCATATCCTGTGTTACTTCTTAGGTCTAGACCTCCTTTAATTGACCATGCATTACAAGACGCCGTTGCTATCTCGCCAGATTTCCCTTTAACGCGAATACCATCGCCACCATTATTAGTACACCCCACGTTTTCAAGCGTCCCAATATCACCAGATATTATCTCGATGCCGTGAGATGAACAACCGTTCACTACTATGTCCGATAGCTGTATATTTGCAGACGTAGCCCCAGTCGCTGTGCTTGACCCAAGTACCATTCCTCTCCCTGTAAGGCCAGTACCATCAATCCTAAACCCACTTATAGGTTGTCCGTATTGTGTTAAAATGCCGTCAAACGTACCAACGCACTTAATATCAGTGATTTGATTTCCTGCACCTAATACACGCACCCTTTTATCAAAAACTAAACCAGATGTTACTCTGTAATCTCCAGCAATCAAAAAGAGTAATCCTGATGTGCCTGCAACATCTCCGTCACAAAAATCATACGCTGCCTGTACAGCTGTCGATTGATCCCCTGTATTATCTGTTGCCACACCAAACTGTTTTGTATTAACGCTCCCAGATGGGAATAATCCTAAAGCTTGATGGGTTGCTAGATTTATGTATTGACCACCATCCACTGTACCAGTGGCCGCTGCAACTACATCGTATTCATTACCACCACCATCGCCTATTGCTAGATAACCTAAAGTCCTAACATGATCTCCAACCGATAAGGTAGAATCAGCCACCATTATTGCAACCGTTTCATAGACTGTTTCTGTGGTTAAGCCTGATGATGATTGAGGCACATTGTCAAAAAAGCCCATATAGGCAGGAGTATTTGCCGTTGCATGGGCCGCAGTTGCAAAGATTGCCCACTTACAAGTCCTATCAATGTAAGGGATAACCTCATTGCCTGAAACCTCCCACTTACCCTCTGAGTTAGCGGTTATTGTTGATTGAGGTGAACCGCCAGCCGTACTAATTTCAATAGAGATTGCAGTCGTAGTACCAGGAGTGTAAGCCTTTAGAACGTAACCACTTCCCGCAGTTCCAGCAGCATCTACTATGATAGGGTTTGGTACTGAGACCATTTTTGTCCAGACAGCCATTTATTTAGACTCCTTTACTAATGCGTTATCTTGCCTGTCTTGGCAATCTTAATAATAATCTAGACAATCTAAATTCGCTTAAACTATCTAACAGTGGGCCAACAATTGGGAATCTAGCCTTAGCTTGTGCTATCGCTTGTGCTGATGGACCCTTACCCGTGAATGTTGCTGGTGGTGGCTCTCTCAATCTCGACACTTCCCGCATTCTGTTAAAGAATGCCCTCTCATCTGCGTTAAATAGTATTTCAGTCTTATTGCCCAGCTTATCTAATGTTTTCTCTAAAGCGTCACGGCTTAATGACTGAGTAACCCCATCACCCCTAACCGGACCCTTAAAAGACCTATCTCTTATCTCTATAATAGTTTGCGCTCTAAGATCATTCCAAGCCTGTCTACCGCTGTCTGTTTGATTTAAATAAAGCCTTAATTGGTTTATATCTTCAGACCGCCACTTCTTAGCGAATACAACATCATTGATAAAAGTATCTGGATTGATCTTGTTATCAAGCATATCCCTGACTAGGCTAGCTTTCCGATTATCAAACTTACTTATGTTAGCTCTATCTAAGCCTTGCTCGAATTCTCGTTTGGCAGTCCTGGCCCGGTCAAATAAATCACCGCCACGTTGTCTGAAAACATCCTCATCCAAACTATCTTTTAATTGCCTTGATAACTGTCTGCCTCTATCGGTAACAGAGTTATGTAAAAGGTTTATATCCTGTCTAATCTGTTCAGCCACCTCTACAGAGATTCGCCCAGCAATCTGATTGTTTTCATTTAGAATGCCTCTTGCTCTCAGGTTATTTCTAACTGATGATATCAAGCCGCCTGAGATATTCTCCTCTCCTGCCAGCCTATCAAGGTTTGCTGCTAATCGATTTAATCTAATATCCTGGGCATTAGGTGCAATTTCACGGGCTTGCCTGTAAAGCGTTCCTACCTGTTCGTCAATCCGAATAGACCGCTCTAAAACTTCATCAATAGGGGTAGATGTAGACGTAACAACATTGCCTTGGGTATCTACAGCTCTTTGTTCAAATGCGGTATTTAATCTAGCTTCTTGCTGTTCTTGCCTTGCTCTTACTGGGCCTGATTTCTTAGCTAATTCCTGTTGGGATTGAAACTCTGAGGCATCTCTAGTGACTTGAGCCCTTAATGGGTCTAAACCTTCAGCTTGTAAAGTTGTTCGCCTAGCTGCCTGCTCTGCTGTCTCTTCAGCTCCAGATACGGCACGTCTAGCCCCTCTCCTAACATTCTGCCCAGCCTGTCTAACCGCTGGTGCCGCTGCTTTAACGCCTTGAGTGATTGCCCCAGCTTCAGCCGAAACAATAGGGATTGCAGCCAATGGCGCCAATAATTCGCCAACCTGCTTAACTCGTTTTTTACCTAGCTCTGATTCGGGCAATATAATATTCCCCCCCGCTCTTTCTTTCGCTGCCACCGATATCCTTTCAGCCGCTGCCGGTGTACCAAATTCACCAGTTCTAAACTCCTCGGCTCCTTGCTCCAATGTTCCAGCAATCGACCCCAGAGCGCCAACCGTTGCACCTGTTGCAAGTGTTCTAGCAGTTTCGCCAGCTGCTACAGCTTGCTCCCCAAATGTAGGCTCGGGCCTATCAAAACCAGGTTGATCCCCTTGCTTAACATCGAAAGTAGGCAAATCAGTCTGTTGTTGGCTGCCCTGTATAGCTCTAGCCTCAGCCAATAAGCCAACACTCTGTGCAGGCTTAATACCTTCAGTTTCCCTAGCTTGGTTTTTTGCCCTAGCTTCAGCCAATAGTCCCATTATTCAATACCTAGTTCTGCTTTTACTTCCTCTGGGCTAATCCCCTCTAAAGATGCTTCAGCATAAATTTCAGCTATAGTAACCGATCGGTTTAAAACATTGGAATGAACAGAGCTTCTCCACTCCTTATTCAATCCCTTAGCCGTGGATTTTTCAGATATAAAGTCTGATTTAAACTGATTGTAACCAGCATCAAACCTAGCCATTTTAGCCGCACCCCTTAAGAATGATGCGATCTGGGTTGCTGGGGCGTTTTCAGGAGGAACACCTTTGAATGCTTCCGCCATATCTTTGTCTGTTGCTGGGCCTGGGGGTAGATTCTTCAATCCTTCGCTGAGTCGGACAGAATTAAACCTGCGCCTAAACTCGGTAACATCATCCTGAGTTCCTAGCAATCGCTTAAAGGTTTCGCTTGTTGATGTAGCAATACCACCACCAAGCTCAGCTGCTTCAACCTGGTCGGCCAAAATATCAAACTCTGTAGAGCTCCTGTTTGATTGGACTACCGCATCTTGAGATTTCAATAGGGCATTCTCTAAACCTGCTGATAATTTAGTGGACTGCCTTTTCTCGATTTGTTTCTGAAGCTCGAATTTTTGCCTGTCTAGATCTGTAGCCGCTGGTGTTGATTGAGCCTTAATTTGTGCTGTCTTGGCCTGGGCTTGTTGTGTTTTAGCCACATCTAAAGCCTGCTGACTGGCAGATCTATTTGTAGGCTGTTTAGTCATAAACGCACGACTTGAAGCCTCAATCTGAACCAAACCGTTATCAGTTAAATCATTGTCATCTAGCCGCATTTCTTGGGGTAAGCGCTGGTTGATCAATTGTGCAGCATTAATACGGTCCTGACCCTCTAATGGTGCCAAGGCTTTAGCTACATTATTCAATAACGTTACTTGTTGGAGCTTCTGAGCCTGGGCTTGGCCCGCTACTGCTTGCTCCTCGCCCCTTCTAGCCCCTCTCAGACCTATTTGTGCTAGCTCGTTACGAACGGGCGCCGCCGTAGCTTCAGCCTGTAAGCCTTGTTTCTGGCTCGCTAGAACGTTTCTGTTCTGTCGTGCTGTTTGGAAATCTCCAACTAAATCAAATTGCGCCATATATCACCTATGCAAAAACCTGACCTGGGTTATTTAAATCGGTAGGTAGCCCACCACCTAATGGGTTGCCTTGCTGGGTTAGGGATTGTGGAGGACGGGTAAAACCAGCCACAGCTGATGTAGGGGTGCCACCAGCCGCACCGAACGCTGAACTAATGCCACTCAATACATTTTGTGCGCCTTGTATTCTGCCTGCAGCCTCTCCCATGAACCCTGCACCTTGAGCAGCACCAATACCTGTCTGTAAATTACCAATATTACTTGCAGTGTTAATGCCTTGAGAGCCCTGTCTAACCGCTGTATTTGCACCAATACCTAAAACATTAAACAGTTCACCAAACCTTTGCTGTCTTTTGCTTAGATTCTGATTTTCAAGATTGAATTGTTCGTTAAAGCCCTGCTGTCTTTCGCTAAACAACTCGTTAAAGGCTTGACCTCTCTCGTTAGATTGCTGCCGCCTCTTGTTTAGGTTTAAAGCGTCGAACTGGGGAACCAAAGTAGAGGTTAAGCCTGTTTGAAACTCTGATAAATCCCTATCTACATTGCGACCAGGGCCTGCCTCTCTAATTTTCCTAAAGCCCTCTTTTTGTAAGAAGTCAGCAACTGGATTAATCTGGGCTAATCGTTCTTCAGTGCTAGGGTTAAAGGCTTCGAATTCAGGTAGGTCAAATTGTCTTAAGTTAAAATCGTCAACCCCTTTAGATGTAAATTCTTGAGGTGGCGCAAAAGAGCCATCAGATAATTGATTGCCCTGAATAGTTGGAGGAGTAGCGTCAATCTCACGTTGGATTTTATTCCTTGCCACCGCTGCGATAAATGGTTCTTCATTAACTGGAATGTCTTTTAAAGCTTGTTCTAATTCTGCCAGTCTAGGATTCTTTACTATACCCAACATATTTAATAGAGGATCTCGAACCGCTACACCCGCACTTTCAAATGGCTGCGTTCTCCTTTCAGCTGATTCTCTGGCAAGCCTTTGTTCTGTGATAGCAGCCTGTCCTGCAGTCTCAGCAGCTTCAGCAGCTTTACCCGCAGCATCTCTGGCAGTCTTCCCGGTAAAGGGATCAATAATATTCTCTTTAAGACTAAGAGACTCCAGAGTTGAAATCCCTGTAATGTCCTTTGCAGCATCTTCTAAAAAGTCTAATGCGCCCATTTAAACCTCCACCATCTGTAATTTAATCATGCAGTACGTACCATTAAAGATAAATGCATATTCAAAGCAGTGGCCGCTGAACAAGTGGTTTTAAATACCGTTCCCGCTGCGAATCTCTTGCCAAGTAATTCAGGTAGTAAATCAGTCTGACCGGGTAAGATCGCTTTAGTGTCTATTAAAACGTTAGTATCCCCAGCCGCTGCCGTTGGGTTGGGAATGTGGAAACTGAAAGTAACCGTAGCTGCAGACTCATTGCATATAGTCCCTTGAGTTACCTCAGCCGTATTACCCGCTTCAACCGTGTACTGGGTAGTATCAGCCGTTGCCATCTGTTCTACCCTTACCTCTGGAAATGATATGCTCGCCATATTAGTAACCATCCTCTACAAGTAAAATTTCTATATCCGCTGAGACTTCAGTGGTAGCACCCGACCCTCTCGCCTCAACCCATATGTCTCCTTTAGCTGGAATCATTGAGTTCGCAGCTACTGGCTTATAAGTATGAGGCCCCAAGATACCATCAAAGTATTTTTTAAGCCGCTTGGATTTAACAGGCGCAGAAGTAACATCAATATCAGCTCTCGTAAAAACCCTAACATCAGCAGACTTGTTAGCGTCAACAGTGACATATACACCAAGCAGATAACCTTTGAACCCTAGAGGGACAGTCCAAACAGCATCCTGAGATTGGCCTTCCTCTATCGCAATAGTATGGATATCAGTTCCACCAGCCCCATTTTCTATGACTACGGCAGCCGTGTTTGCATCGCCATACGTTCCCGCAGCTGACACCCAAGACCTATGTATGCGCCAAAAGCTTTTAGATGTTGCAGTGCTAGCGCTAACTCCTGCTGTAGTTATCGCCTCTTCCTCTTCTAGGAATGTAGTTGCAACAATACCCTGAACTGTCACCTCCCTTGCTCCAGCTCCTGCCGTATCATCAGCTGCGTTACCAGCTTTAACTCGCACCGTTGTAGCTGCTGACAGTACGTGCCCAGTCTGACCCAAGTTAGTAATGAATGCCCAAGTGCCGTTAGGTATAGCGTCATTACGTCCGAATTTATGAACGATGCTATGACCTGGAATATTGCCTTTTCTTATCTCGGCATACCATTCCTTATTCATATCGGCAATCTCTTTTCTAAGCGCACCGATATAGGGTAAAAACCTAGTATCGTTCTCAAGCTCCTCAATCCTCTGTAGTAGTACGGCATATTCTGCGCTCATTGCTGTAACTCTAGATCACTAATCCTTTGGGATAAAATCGGTATCTCACTTGCCCTAGCTAGCTGTAATTCAATATCGTTAATTCTACTTAATAAAACTGGCGTATCGTTCTTAGTCGGCATCATCTCAAACTCATTAATTCGGGCTTTCAAAAAGGCTATCTGTCCAATTAAAGAGGTGTTCTCGCTCATCTCTAAATCTGTAATTGCTAAACTGTTAGTTGTTATATTAGTCGTATTAGTAGCTATGTCAGCCGCGTTAACAAGTATTGCAGCTGCATTGATTGCTATGTTCGCAGCATTAACAATTATAGCCGCTGTGTTTGCCGCGATATCCTCAGCACTATCACCAATGATATCTACGCCGCCCCCGGTTCTTTCGCGGGTTTGGAATAAGACCCATTTTAAATGTTCAATGTCAGCCCTTAAAGCATCTGGATCTAAAACACCACCAGAGGTTAAAACGGGGGGTAAGTTGACGGGATCTACTTCAGTCAAAACCCACCTCCACATTAGCCTTCATGCTTGTTAAAACCCAGTTAACAGGGTCTGACATAGTAAACCTGAACATTCTTGATTTGAAATCACCCAGACCTAACCATTCTATAACCCTGGTATAATCGCCTTGTTCTCCAATAGTCTGCCAGCGCTCACTAGACCACGTATGACCATGATCGTCTGAATATTCCATGATTATTATAGCTTCTGCTGAAACCAGGCTAACCCCTTTCTCAATCTCCAAGGTTAAGGAATTCATAGTCATGATACGACCTTTAGGCAATCCAATGTCCCTAGAGTCGATAGCTTTAGTCTGTCGTTTTCTTTGTATGACTAATGAATCATCTGTAAATGTCTCAGAGTCTAATTCGTAAATACTCCCATTACGTCTATCGGCTACTAGATGCTTGCCATAAATAAAGATATGGTCAGACATTAAATGCTGATCGCCATTAGTACCAAATGCAAGAGTCGTCCATAGCTGAGCCTCTTCGTTAAACAGCCAAGACTCGTTAGCCGTTGGAAAGCTAAACAGGCAGAAATTCTGATTATCAAAACTAAAGCAAACTGTAAAACAATCGCTGACAGTCGAATACTTTCTAATAGCCTGACCTATAGCGGGATTACCAATGGGTTGAACTGCTAAGCCTACTGTTCGAGATGGCTGTCTTAATTTATCAAGAAAGTAAACATGGTCGTTATTAGCTGACACCGAATGAGTGGCGCTAGTGCCTGCCCTTTGAACCGCATTCCGAGCCAAAGCATAAGGAGGAGTCCCCGAACCAGTAAAATAGTTAGGCTCGATAGACTTACTACCGAACGTTAGAACCTGTTGTTTATGGGCTATCACCGCTAAAGTATCATCAACCACATCCACCGCATTTAAGACGTTAGCCGAGTTAACTGTAAGAGGCGTATTAAGGTCTGCAAACGCTAATCCCGTATTACTATCGTAGACAATCCGCTCATTAATATAAGTCGCTGTGGCCGCATTAGGTAGGTCTATGTCTGAACCTTGAGACAGTGTTACCCCATTATAAGAATATGGCTTGCTAACCCCATTAGTAATAATTAAATTACCTGAGTTATCAGCCTCTAAACTACATCGATTAGCTCCTGAAATGGTCCCTATTAAAGTCCCTACCCCATTAGTTGCAACCTTGTATAATTCAGCACCTGAGACTGTGTATAAACTCCCGTTTAATTCACCAACCCCTCTATTCTTACCGCTACCAGATGTACCCCACGGCTTTAAACCCCAGAAAGGCTGTAAAGATACCAGCTCATCACCTGTCTGATTGACTTCCACGTAATAGCCTTGTGTCAACTGATTACCAACTGACAAAGATCTATTAGTATATGTAGGTCCCACTAAAGGTATTTCTATATCAGCCATTATTTATATTGTATGCCCTTCGATTTAATGGATAACTTCGTCTTAATGTCGTGTCTAATTCCATCGTTGGCAACTTAGTATATTTAGCCTGTAATTCGGTAAACATATTATCCCCCGACTCACTTAAACCAGGCGGTATTTGCTTTCTATGCTTAACCATCAGTCTTAAAGCGAGCTGAGTTTCAACTGCTTCCTCATCTGCTACATCAATATAAACCGTGTCACTTGCCGCAAGAGTAGCCAATCCAAAATCAACCTTGTTGTTAGCCCATCGCGCAAACATTCGGTTTAATCGGTTTAGAGCATCTGTATTAACTCCACCCTCAAGACTTTGGCCTTCTGCTAATATACCGGCCATCTTTGCAGATGAATCAATTAACTCTTGTGCTGTTGTCATACGTTAAGACCTTTTCTATTCGCTTTAGGTGGCTTCTTTAAATCTGGCTTAACTTGGGTATCTTCAGCCGCTGCTAGATCAAACCCGGCTTTTGCAGCTTTAGGTGAATCATACCAACCTTCTGGTATTTGATCAGGGTTAAACAATTGATTGATAACTTGCCCGCCCTCAACTTTATACATGCACCAGGGATCTTTAGCCTCTGAGCTAATTTTCTGTCCACACTCTTTACAAAACATAATCTCTCCATTAGATAGGGGCCGAAGCCCCGTTATTAGGCTGCTCCAGAGATAAATCCGAAGTTAACCAACGTGGTTCTTACTTCATTCCACTTGTCAGCTATGCTAGCAAAAGCATCTGCTGTATCCATGTTCTGGATCTTAAGTAAAATGTATCCACCGCCCTCGATAAAGGTCGTAGTGCTAGCCGCTTCAATTGAAATAGTCGCCGCTGCTGAACCTGTGTTAGCCGCTGTAATCGCCGACCCTGCAACAACCGCCCCAATTGGAGTACAGTTAGCAGAGGTAAGTGCAACAACACCGCCAGTGGTGTTAGTGGTTCCTATTTCAACATTCAAAGAAGATGCCTTAGCCGCAGTCGTCACCGCTGTATGAACAGCAAACGATATAGATAAGATCTTAAACTTATACCCTGGAGTGTAAGTTGTAAGAATGTCTCCGTCTGCCAACGTTGCCAAAGCAGGGACAGGTATTGCGATTGTCTCAACACCAACACCAGCCGCAATAGTATCCGCTACCGTTCCAGTACCCGAATCAGTAATAGCCACCTGACTTGCATCGGTTCTTTGGACAATAGGCGTAGACCCATTAATACCAAACGTTCCGCCAGTTTCGTGGGTGAATTTGTTAGATACCGTGTGAGTGGTTGCTACTCCTAACGCTCTTTCTTCTCCAGCCATGTTAAATCCTCCTAATTGGGGCCGTTAAGCCCCTTTAAGTTTATGCGAATGGAGTCGCTAGCGTACCAGAACCAACAACAGTAGAATGCCGAGCAATCCAAACAGTGCTAGAAAGAGCAAACACTTCAATAGAAGTACCCTCCAATCCGCCTGTAGTTGTGCCATTCATTGCTATTGTCACATCGCTAGTTTCATCACCCACCTGGCCTTCTGAAGTGCCAGAAGCTGCAATAACCATCTGTAACGCTCCACCAATAAAAGTAGTTGCAGCATCCGTTGATATAGCGTGAGTATTTGAAGTGGCGGCAACCGTTGCATAAAACCGGAATACCATCCCAGCGACTGGAGCAGGTAAGACATAATCAATGCCCGCTGCCAAGTCCCAGAGGAAAGTTTTACCAGATTGTTTTGCCGTTAGAACTACTTCACCGTTAGTGGTTCGGCCACTTGCAACCGGAGCCTCTTCACCCAGACCAGGTGCAACACACCCTTCTGAAGTGTTAGCGCTTAATTGTTCTCTACTCATTAGAGTTTACTCCTTAGTTGTTAGCCCATCGGTGAGCTAGCTGTGGGCGAATCGTATTGAATCCATAAAGGATATCAAAACGGCTAATGAATTCAGAGTTACGAATGTCAAACCCTCTGACAAAGCGCATTCTGATTCCGTCCATTGTTTTACGACCTGCCATATCCATTCCGCCGGGCATTTCCACGTCAGCAGTTGCAAAAGCAAAAGCATCTCGATGGAAGCCAAGAGAGATATCGTGTGCCACTGAAGCTCCACCAACCTTAGTTAATGCTTGGTTGTTAGCTGCACCGTTAGTCACATTCTGATATCCACCAGAAGCGATAATCTCAGGAGTGAAAGTGATAGTCGTAGCACTTGCTGCAATCGAAGTGGTGCAAACAAACTGCTGTAGAACACCTGTATCGATCTTAGTCTCAGGATGAACACGATTAACGCCAGCAACAGTAAAGATGTCACCAGCCAAGATAGTTCCCGCACCGGTATCAATCGTTAGACTTGTACCAGTTTGAGCCGTTGCTGAGTTAGTCAGGTAATCACCTGTACCGTCATCACTACCAGTGGTATGTCGTGGCATATGGGTATTTTCAAAGAAAGTATATCCAGATGTTCGACCTACTTTACCTTCGCGGAAGTTAGCCCCTAATTGCTCTTGAGGGTTGAACAGACCTTTCAAAGCATCATTCAAATCAAGATTATCAGTGGTATTCAAACTACCTGTGACTGTGCTGTCTTGAGGGATTAAGTTATCTACCAAGACTTTTCGACCAGTACCAATAAGCTTATAGGTCATATCCGAGCCAACGTTATTGACCTGGTTGTAGACCTGCTTATAAACACTTTGGATCATATCGCTTTCAGCTTTAGCAGCCAAAACAGACATAGCCGGTTCAAGGTGTAGCGCTGAGAATGAATCGATATCCATAGTCAGTTCTTCATCGGTAAAGGTAACAGCTACGTGCTTGCGGTTGTTGACCTGTAAAGATGTATTCTTTTCAACAGTATCCTGAGACTGAATAACCCGGCCATCAGTAACTGTATATTCAGCAGGTAAGCGAATACGTAAAGTGTCGCCAATCTGCGCGCCTTTGTTTGCAAAAGCATCGTCATAAGTTCGGTTAACCCGGCCTATGAAGTTCAGCTTTGCGTGTAACACTCTAAGACTTTCTCTTAGAATCTTATCCGTTGTTAAAAGGGTATTAGCCATTTAATTCACCTATTGAGGATTATTCCTCGCATTTAATTGAGCGTACCGCCCAGCCCACCACTCATCATCCGACATGTCCTTTTCATCTTTTGAGACTGTCTCAGAGCTGCCGAGGGGCACAATTGGATCAGGTGCATCAGAAACCTTCTTACCACCGGCTACTGATTCAACCTGAAACTCTAATTTAGTCAATTCACGCGCTCTCGAAACAGGGTCTAAAGCAAAGATCTTTTCAGCAACATCCAAGTTAGCGCCTAAGTGGTATCCCACCTCAACACCCTTATCCATATCACACAGTTGACCAGCCAAGTCCTGATCCATGAAGCTATGACCGTAGGCCACTTGTTCATAGTCCTGGTAATGCTCTTGCTTTTCAGCAACCCGTTCGTGAAAGCCTTCAATCTTAGTATTAAAAGAGTTCTGTACTTCCGCTGCCCGGTTGGCTTTCTCTGTGGCTAGGCTCTCAGCTTTGAGCTTGTCATACGCCCCTTGAGTCGCCTTCTCAACTACATAATTCGAGTTCGCCTGTTGATACTCGTTGTAGTCTGTAAAGTCGTTCTCTTGAGGTTGTGATAGCTCAGTCTTAGGAGCTTCTAGCGCTTCTAACCGTTTGGTTAAAGCCGCATTAGCTTCCTTTTGCCTATCCGCTTCCTGTCTCGCCTCATGCTTTTCTCGCGTGATTTGATTAATGCGTTTTTGTACACCGTTATCCTTTTTAGGCTCTTCAACCGTAGGCTCTGGTGTATTTTCGGCTTCGCTGGCCGGTGTGGGTGACGATTCCACAATAGGTGCGTCTTCAACTGTTCCCAGTTCAATCTCTTCATCTGGCATTTGGATACGATCCCTCGATTAATCCTAGTGATACCCGCTAGTAGGCTATTGAGTAAGCTTTCTTCGCCTTCTGTTTTATTTCCCAGCGTTTCTTAGCTTCCTCTTTGAATTCTTTTGACCACATATCTGATTTAGATCCAGGCTTGTAGCCAAC